ACCTGGCTTCCTAGAGTATTACCCAACAAAAAGCGAAAGCTGGGCAGAAGACTGTGCAGAAAACTTCGTACTAGGTATTAAACAATTATGACTATATCAGATGAAATCACAATGTTAAAAAATGAAGTAGCAAGTATGCAAAAACAACTAGGCGAAGCTTACAAAAGAATTAACGAATTAATTACACAAAAAGACCAAGAAGATAGAGAAAGAAGATTGCTCGGTCTTAGTGGCACTTGTGAATACTGTGGTAAATAGTAAAAGGTGGCAAGATAACAGCGATGGGTGGGTAAGAGCCATGCACGCAAGTAACGAAAGGAAACAAAGAAGAATGAGTCAACAAGGATATAAAGTAGAGATTATATTTACACAACCCCTAACACAAGAAGACCCAGCCGATTGGATATTAGATGCAGTCAGCGAAGGCAAATTCAAAGAAAATACCAACCATGTACATGCTACATCAGTATCTCCAATAGATTTGGAAAGTGATGAGTATAAGTGGTTGAGTGATGCTACAAGCTAGACTTCATAATCTAAAGTTAGCATTATCGGTTGTTCGGAAAAACCAGACCAACCAAGAGCCCAGCGTTTGGGCAAAGCTTGAGAAAGAAGTCATAGACTTACAATCAAGAATAAAGGAAACAGAATGTCAAATCAAGACCAATTCAGTGGAGACATGAGTCGTAATGAGGTTGAGATAGACCTTAACAAATTCATGGCAATGGTTTCAGAAATCGGAGAGCTTAAAGCTAAGATTATGGAACTGGAGAATGATAAGGAGCCAGATAATCCATGGCAGAAGTGGATATGGCTATCTAATATGATTGATGCATGGCGAATATTCCCTAGAGCATTTTTAAGTGTATATATTATACTACTTTATAAGTGTACTATATGGTTTATGGAACTACCAGCACCAACATTTGAACAATCAGGGTTGATTTCAGTAGTAGTAGGAGCAGGCGCAGCTTGGTTCGGACTATATGCAGGAACAGCTAAAGACAAAATAAATAGTAAGTAGTAAATGGTAAAAGTTTTTGATAATACATTAGTAGAAGATACAAGAGAGCAAATATATATGTTCTGTGCTTCTACGGACTATCAAATAGGGTGGGGAGATGTATCTACTTTTGAGACTCGTCAGTACCCTTGCTTACATCATACACTTACTAAAAAAGAATGGGAAGAACTTAACTTTATGCAAAGTATAGTTAATATTGACCTAATGAAAGAAATAGATGGGTTAGAATTTAATAGTGCAACTATTAATCTTTCTTTCCCTTCTTCAATTAACTTCCCCCATACTCATGGGGGCAGCACAGTCCTAGTCTATGACATAAATCCAGACTGGAAGCATGAGTACTATGGAGAAACAATTTTTTATGACGACACTATGCAAGAAGCTACAAAAAGTGTTTTATACAAGCAAAATCGCTCAATACTTTTTGATGGTACTACGCCTCATAGCATAAGACCTACATCTCATATAGCCCCACAGTATAGATTTACTCTTGGAATATTCTTCCAACAACCCAACTTTATAGAAGAAGCAAAAAATAATACTTGACATAGCACTCAAAATTTAGTATAATAGTTGTATGAATTTATTTTACTTAGACAAAGATTTAGACAAATGCGCAGAATACCATGTAGACAAACATATAGTAAAAATGCCTTTAGAAGTTGCACAAATACTATGCACTAGCATATGGATTGACAAGTTCTTGGGATTTATACCTCGCGCACTTAACAAAGAAGAAAGAGATATACTCAATGCTGAAAAAGCAAAGATAAAACATCTACCCCCAGCAGAAAGACCAATCACACCTTACCTTCCTATGATGTATAATCACCCATGCACAATTTGGGCACGCTCATCATTAGACAATCACGAGTGGACACACTGCTATGGCAATGCTTTGAATGATGAGTATAGATACAGATATGGCAAAGAGCATAAGTCCATACATGAAGTAGTAAATAAATTACCAGAGACAGTACATATGCAAAGAGTAGGTTTTACTGAGTTCGGACTAGCAATGCCAGACGACCTCAAAGACTATGATAATCCAATAGAATCTTATAGAGCCTATTATCATCTAGACAAAGCTACCTTTGCCAGTTGGAAATTCAGAGATAAACCACATTGGTGGAATGAGGACTACGCAGACTATGAGAATAGAATTACAAGAACTCCCTAGATTATCAGTATATTTTCCAAGTAACTGGACACAATTACAGATAGACACTTGGTTAGCTAAGTGGTACAAGAACAACAGACAGACACATTAAGGACAGACATGACAGAACAACAAAAATTTAACGACTACGCAAAATTCGTAGATGTAACAACATCACTAGCAAGTAAGCACACTGATGTTATGATTAGCAGATTAGACAGACTGCAAGGAACTACTAGCGTACAAGGCGACACTAGAACAGAAGAAACACAAGTAGCAAGACTACTAACATCAGTTATCGGAATGATGGCTGAGTCAGGAGAGTTTGCAGAAGTAGTAAAGAAAAAAATATTTCAAGCAGATACAGATTTTACAGAACAAGAAATATTCCATATGAAAAGAGAACTAGGAGATGTTCTTTGGTACTGGGTACAAGGCTGCACAGCATTAGGTTTCACACCTCACGAAGTAATGAACGAAAACATCAAAAAACTAGAGCAAAGATACCCAAATGGTTTCGAAGTAATCCGCTCTGAAGTGAGAGCAGATGGGGATATTTAGTAAGAAAACTAAGTACAAAAGTGTAGATTACAGACTATATAAATTCAATGAGGACGAAGTCCTAAAGAAGTTAGAACTATATATAGATAAAACATACGACCAGCACTATGGTACAGATAAGATTCAAGCCACTGAGTTTATTATAGACTCAGGATATGGCGAAGGGTTTTGTATAGGTAACATTATCAAGTATGCAAAACGCTATGGAAAGAAAGCAGGCAAGAATGACTTAGACCTGCTAAAGATTATGCATTATACAATTATTTTATTAGGAAGTAAAGATGAAAACAGTTAGAAAGAAATCTCATGAAAAACTTGATGATGCAAATATACAAAGAGTATTGGATTATCTAAAACAAGATAAACCAATAACAAAAAAAGAAGCATGTGCTATGCTAAACATCAGCTACAATACTACTCGACTGAATAGTATTATGGTAGACTTTGAAGAAACACTAGAGTTTAGAGCAAAGAGAAAATCACAGAACAGGGGTAGAAAGGCAACTGACTACGAAATCAAACAGTCTATAGAAATGTACTTAGACGAACAACCCGTATCTAGCATTGCAAGTGCTTTGTATCGTTCTAGTACATTCGTTAGAAATCTGTTAGATAGAGTAGGTGTGCCACAAAAAAGACCCAAAACCTTACAAGGTATGCGTGAAAAGATAGGATATTTGCCAGACGAGTGCGTGTCTGAAAGTTTCGAGCAAGGTGAAAAAGTATGGTGTGCTAGATACGACCTTCCTGCTAGAATAATAAAGGGAGCTCACGATATTAGACATGGTTGCACAATATATCATGTTTATGTTATAGAATTAACAAATTTTGAGTCCAAGTACTTTGGATTTATAAAAGAAGGGGGTTTTCATGCCCACTTCGCCTCTTATGACTTAGGTAGTTTAAGACACTTAAACAAGTACGATATAAATATCTAAAGCATAAGGAGTGCAGACATGGAATTATGGACAGTGGTCGCTGCTGTATGGATTTCCACATGGCTAATGATTGTATGGCGAACATACCCAATCATTAACTATATGGTAACAGATACACCAGGCGGTGAATTAATAGTGAGTTGGAAGCACACTCACATGGTCATATATGTAGTAACATTATTACTAATTACTCCTCTATGTTGGCAGATAGCCTTCAGTGAAGATGTAAGAAAAAGATGGTGTGTTGCATATATAAGAGAACTTTGCAGGAGTAAAAAATGAATGATAGAATTAGAGAAGCTTTAAAGCTAAAGTATGCAGGAATAATTGCAGAGGCTGAAGTGAATGTCAGGGTTTATCTTACAAATCCTGTAGGAATTGGCGAACATGCCGACATCGTTGGAGCAATAGACGAGCAGATTGAAATAGCTGCAAACGCTCAAGAAAAGCTGGACTGGATTGAAAACCTAGATTACTAGGAAAGTAAAAATAGTTCTTGACATCGCACTCATTTTTCTGTATAATATATATTAATGAGTGATAGATATTATAACCAAATGAGAGACGCGACAGGATGGTGCCACGGCATGCCTGAGTACCTCAAAAATAAAAAACGGAGAAGAAGAATGGCTTGGACAGATGAATCAAAAGCAGAAGCAGTAGAAATGTATGTAGAACAGGAACCAACACCTGAAACTAGCATGGAAATTGTAAAGGACATTGCTGACCACTTAGGCGAAAGCCCTAATGGTGTCAGAATGATACTTACCAAAGCTGGCGTTTATGTCAAGAAGTCACCTGCTACAGGAGCTGCTAAATCTAGCGGTGGTGGTAGTGCAAGAGTAAGTAAAGCTGACGCAGCTGAAGCCCTAACAAGTGCTTTAACTGATGCAGGTCAAGAAGTTGATGCAGATATTATCGACAAATTGACTGGTAAAGCTTCTGTTTACTTTACAGGTGTACTGAACAATATAAACAAAGGTTAATTACAAAATACTCCATTACTAAAGAAAGAGTTTTCTTAATAGTAATGGAGTATTATAGTGAAAAAAGATGAGTTCTTAAGAACTGTATCTGATTGTGGAGACGCAATCATAACCTATAGGTCTACAAACAGTAGAAAACTTAAGTATAATGTTTGTACCCTAGACTTCGATAACAAGTATATCCAAAGCAAGAAAAATCGTGCTAAGGAAACCCCCGATTCAGTTCTGCTGTTTTGTTGGGATACTGATAGTTATCGCCTATTACAACCTAAGAATGTTACCAGTATACAACCTTTAAGTAGTATACTAAGGAACAAACGATGAAGTTGCATGAAGCCCCTGAGTTATATGAAAAAGTAATCTCTGAAAATGAAGAGGGGACGGAGCAAGTCAAATTAACTATAAATACTTTCTACGATACAGAGTATCTGCATTTAAGGAAGTATTATCTCGACTTCGATGGCGACTTCAAGCCTTCAAAGGACGGGATAGCGATGAAGCTAGACTTTAATAATTCCAAAGGATTATTCGAGGGACTAGTGGAAATATTATCACTAGCAGAGAGTAAGAGTATTCTTGAGACACACTTCAAGGATATTTTAGACGAAATTTACCTTTCGTAAATTTAGTTCTTGACTTTGCTTGTGATTTTTGATATAATATATAAATGGAAAATATAAAAGAAGTACTACAGCAAGCGTCCGAAGATTACTATAATGGTAAACCTACGATGTCAGATGAACAATTTGATAAGTTAGCTGAGTATGTTAAGTATGATGAAGTCGGTTTCTCTAGTAGAGACAATAGAATTCCTCATGCGTTTCAGATGTATTCATTACAGAAGATTTTTTCCAATGAGATAAATGATAAGCAACCTTTCGGTAAGTATAAGGGTAACATTACTGTTTCCCCTAAACTAGACGGAGCTGCTGTTTCATTAATCTATGTTGCGGGACAACTGCATAAAGCTTTAACTCGAGGAGATGGTAAGCGTGGTCTGGATATTACAGAACACATGAAGTCTCTAGTACCTAATTCATTAGGCGAGTTTACAGGTAAACTAATACAGATTACTGGCGAAGTGGTTGCTCCCAAAACTATCAAGAACGCTCGGAACTATGCCGCAGGCGCTCTCAACCTTAAAGATACATCAGAGTTTCAAAGTAGAGACTTGCGTTTCATAGCTTATGGAGTGCAGGAATCTTGGAATGAGTCTTGGACTAAAGATATGTCTTATTTAGAATCGTTTGGCTTCGATACAGTTCTGTCTAATGACTGGACTGCGTACCCTGACGATGGACTTGTATTTCGTGTAGACATCTATGAGGATTTCAATTCTCTAGGTTATACCTCTAAGCACCCCCGAGGTGCATATGCGCTTAAGATTCGCAATGAAGGAGTTATCACTAAATTAGTAGATGTTAGATGGAATGTAGGCAAGTCAGGGGTTGTAGCTCCTGTTGCTATTCTCGAACCTATTGATATAGATGGTGCTACTGTTAGTAGAGCTACTCTACATAATATGCGTTATATAGATGACCTTAATTTAGAAATAGGTTGTTTAGTTGAAGTAATAAGAAGTGGAGAAATCATACCTAGAATAGTTTCAAGAGCAAATTAGTGTCGAAAGGCATATACAATCAAACATACTTCGAGAATAACCCTGAAGAAAGGGACAGAGAAGGTGTGCTTTACGGAATTGTACTAGTAAATACAAAGACATTCGAGAGAGAATGCATCAAGGTAGGAATAGCCAGTGGAAAAGATTGGCGACATATTATAAAGCGTAGCAGGGGTTTCAAAGGATACGATATTCGTATACAGAAGGTTTGGAGCAGCACACTTTATAATGTGTGGGCACACGAAGTGTACCTACATGAAATATATAAGGACGATAAACATGTTCCTATGTTTAAGTTTGGAGGTCACACTGAGTGTTTCAAAATTGATTCCCTCATTCTTCAGGACTTTCCAAAAAATAAATCTTGACATAGAAACTGAATTTTGTTATAATATATATACAATTTAAAGAGAAAGTAAATGAAACAAATAGTCCCGCCAACAAACTGTCCATCATGCATGGTAGAGCTTGTTTGGGAGAAAGACCAGTTATTCTGCCACAACTCAGGTTGTAGTGGTAAAACTAGTAAGAAGATTGAACATTTTGCCTCCTCTTTAAAGATAAAAGGTCTCGGACCTCGCACAGTAGATAAATTAAGTATAGATTCTATATTTGACCTCTATGAACTACCATTAGAAATGATGATAGATGCGTTACAGTCTGAGAAACTTGCAGTTAAACTAAGTAGAGAAATTGAGAATAGTAAGTCCGTAGAACTAGTAGACTTATTACCAGCTTTCTCTATAAAGTTAATCGGTCGTACTGCTTCTACCAAGATTTGTTCGGTTGTCGAGAATATTCGAGACATCACCGAAGAGACTTGCGAAGAAGCAGGACTGGGACCAGCTGCTACCAATAATTTATTAGATTGGTTAATAGAAGAATTTACTGATGGATATGATAGACTACCCTTTAAGTGGCAACAACACACTAAGATTGAAAAGAAAAGTGCCGACAAAGGGGTCGTATGTATTACAGGTAAACTAAAAAGCTATAAGACAAAGGCTCAAGCAACACAATACTTAGAACAACAGGGCTATCTTGTAAAGAGCAGTTTAACTAAAGATGTAACTATCTTAATAAATGAGAGTGGTATAGAATCCGCTAAAACACAAGCAGCCCGAGATAAGGGCGTAATAATAATAACAAACTTAAAAGAAATATAGGAAACCAAAATGGCATTACCAAAATGGACAGACGAAAGAACACAACAATTAGTTGACTTCGTCGGAAACACATCACCTATTTCACAAGCTATGGTTGCAGACGCAGCCGTTGATTTAGAAACTTCAACAAGAAGTGTCTCTTCAAAGCTTAGAAAAATGGGACATGATGTAGAACTTGCATCTTCAGTATCGAATAGAACATTCTCTGAAGACCAGGAAGCTACATTATCACAGTTCGTATCTGATAACTCAGGCACTTACACATACGCAGACATCGCATCTTCATTTGAAGGTGGAAACTTTTCTGCTAAATCAATACAAGGCAAAATTCTTTCAATGGAATTAACTGGCCATGTAAAACCAGCTGAGAAACCAGAATCTGTAAGAACTTACTCTCCCGAAGAGGAAGCTACATTTACTACTATGGTAAATGGTGGGTCTTTTGTAGAAGAAATTGCAGAAGCTCTAGGCAAATCTGTTAACTCTATCAGAGGAAAGGCACTCAGCCTGCTAAGAAGTGGCGATATTAACGCTATACCTAAGCAAAAAGAAACTAAAGGTTCTAGCAAAGCTGACCCTTTAGCTGAAGTTACTGATATCGACAACATGACTGTTGAAGCTATTGCTGACGAAATTGGCAAAACTGTAAGAGGAGTTAAAACTATGTTGACAAGACGTGGCTTAACATGTTCCGATTACGATGGAGCTGCAAGAAAAGAGAAAGCATCTAGCTAAATCTTTTTAAAAATCTGAGCAGGGGATTATCCTCTGCTCTTTTCATATCTGGGAGGGTAGCGAATTGAACTTAACTTCAGCTTTGTTGAAGCAAATTATTATGCAGGAAGATTTTGACTCTTGGGGCAACCTTAGAGAAAACTATCTTTCTTCTGAGTATCAGTCTCTTTATAGAGTCATGGATACGCATATTAAAAATTTCAATCAGCTCCCTACCTTTGATGACCTTAAACTATCCATTCGTGATAGAAAGCTACAAGAAAAAGTATTTGCAATCGAAGCCGTTGATGTTGATATCGACGCGTGGGTTTTGCTCGAGTACTTAAAAAATGAGTATACACAAGTAGAAATTCTAGATGAGCTAGATAAATTCATTGACAAGACAGTAGCTATATCTTCGGCAGAAGAAAATGTTGAAGCAATTCAACAGATTGTTCTAGATGTAGGTGAACGAGTAGACCTCAAAGCCCCCGAAGAAAACATGCAAACAATTCCTTTGTTTGATTCAGATAAAGACCTCAAACGATTCTTACCTCTAGGTTTGAATGATGATTATGACCAGACACTTAAGTTCTCTCCTAGAGACTTAATACTAGTTGGTGGTCGTAGAGGCGCAGGTAAATCTATTACTTGCTGTAACATTGCTAACAATGTTTATGAGCAAGGAAAGAGTTCCCTTTACTTTACTATAGAGATGGACAGTCGTTCCATACTACAAAGAATGTGTTCCTTGGGAGCGCGTATTCCTATTTCCCGATTAGCTACTAAGAACTTGACAACTGTTGAGTGGGATAGAGTAGCAGAATGGTGGGCAGGAAGATTCGAAGGTGGAGTAGATTTACTACCTGAATTTAATGAGACAAGAGATTTTGATGCATTTCATACCAAACTTCAAACTAATCCTTTACATAAGGATAAGCAGCTTGATATTGTGTATGACCCAGTACTAAGTCTTTCTAGAATTCGACAGGAATTAGAAAGTAAAGTATCACAAAGAGATTATGGAGTTATTGTAGTTGATTACTTAAATCAAGTAAAAAGAAGCAATGCCCCTAGTCGCGGAGGACAATATGACTGGACAGAGCAGATAGAAGTCAGTAAGACTCTGAAAAGTATAGCACAGGAATATGAGATTCCTGTGTTTGCCCCTTACCAAACCGATAATACAGGTGAGGCAAGGT